AATATCGATGCACAACTATAGGCGCAGGCGCACGGGTTAATCGATGCAATATCTCAAACAATCAACGGCTACTACAATCGCGATCGGGCCATTTCTGGACGACACGGATGGGAAAACTCCCGAAACCGGCCTGACGATCTCGCAAGCTGACGTCATCCTGAACAAGCACAATTCTACTACGTTCGCGCAGAAGAACGATGCGACGAGCGCGACGCATCGTTCGAACGGCTGGTATACGGTACCGATCGACACCACGGACACGAACACGCTCGGCCGCTTGGTTGTGGCGATCACGGAAACCGGCGCACTGCCTGTGTGGCACACATTCGAGGTGCTTGCGGCGAACATCTATGATTCGCTGGTGGGCGGCGGTGCCAATCTCAAGATTGACGTCGAGACGATCAAGACACAGACCGTGACGGCAGCTGGTGCCGTGACGGTGCTGGCAAGTGTGGGAACTGCGGCTACGAGCACGGCGCAGACGGGTGATTCCTTTGTGCGCATTGGTGCTCCCGCGGGTGCGAGCGTGAGCGCTGACGTCGCGGCGGTCAAGGCCGATACGGCGGCGATCAAAACCAAGACGGACTTTCTACCGAGCGCGACTGCGGGAGCTGCTGGCGGCGTGTTCATCGCCGGGACCAATGCCGCGACGACGATCACGACCGCGCTCACAGCAAACATCACGGGCAACTTGAGCGGCTCAGTCGGCAGCGTGACGGCAGCCGTCACCGTTGGGACCAATAACGATAAGACGGGCTATGGTCTGAGCGGTGCAGCTGTTCAAGCGATCTGGGATGCGCTGACCTCTGCGTTGACGACGGTCGGAAGCATCGGGAAAAAGCTTGCCGACTGGGTAATCGGCACTGCGCAGACAGGCGATTCTTTCGCACGACTTGGCGCACCTGTTGGCGCTTCAATCAGCGCGGATGTAGCTGCGGTCAAGGCCGCGATCGTGACGGTTCAAGCCGACACGGACGATATTCAGACGCGGCTACCGGCGGCGCTGGTTTCTGGGCGCATAGATGCGAGCGTGGGCGCGGTCGCCGCAAGCGCCATCACATCCGCCGCGATCGCCACGGACGCCTTTACTGCGGCCAAGTTCGCCGCTGACGCGAAAACCAAGCTGCGTTCGATCGTGAGCGGAACGGCGCAGAGCGGATCGACCACGACGCTCGTTGACACGGCGCGCACCGAGGCTGACACCGATTACTGGAAGGGCTGCATCATTCTCGTTACGAGCGGCTCGAGTGCGGGAGAGGCCCGCTTGATTACCGTGTTTGATGCTGCGACCGACACGCTTACGTTTGCGCCTGCGCTGACGCAAGCAATCAGCACGAACACGTATGAGATTCTGCCTGGCGCGCGCGCTGATGTCGGCCTCTGGAATGGCACGCTGCCGAACGTGCTTTTGAGCGGACGAGTTGATGCCAGTGTGGGCAGCTATCCTGGCAACTCTCCTCAGACTGGCGATTCCTTTGCACGGCTTGGTGCGCCTGCTGGCGCGTCCGTGAGCGCAGACGTGGCCGCCGTGAAAGCAGACACCGCTGCAACTCTTACGGCAGTTGACACCGAGGTCGCCGCAATCCTCGCGGCGGTCGACACGGAAGTCGGAGCCATCAAGACAAAGACCGATTTCTTACCAAGCGCGACAGCTGGTGCAGCTGGTGGATTGTTCATTGCTGGAAGCAACGCAGCAACGAGTATCACGACCGCGCTCACGGCGAATGTCATTGGCAACGTGACGGGCAATCTCAGTGGTTCGGTGGGTAGCGTTACTGGCGCCGTGGGTAGCGTGACTGCCGCGGTGACGGTAGGAACAAACAACGACAAGACTGGGTATGGCTTGAGCGCGGCCGCGGTGCAGGCAATCTGGGATGCGCTCACCAGCGCATTTACTACGGCTGGCAGCATTGGCAAGAAGCTGGCCGACTGGGTGCTTGGCAGCGACAACAAAGTGATTCTCTCGAACAACGCACATACCGGCGCGGTGATTCCGACGGTGACAACGGTAACGACCACGACGACCACGACCAATTTGACAAATGCGCCGACCGCGGGCGATCTTACGGCAACGATGAAAACGAGTGTGAAGACACAGGTAACTGATGCGCTCGCGGTCGACACTTACGCAGAACCAAGCGCGCCGCCTGCTGCCACGGCGACGCTGAAGGACAAGGTTGGATGGATGGCGGCGCTTTCGCGGAACAAGATCACGCAGACAGCGACAACTCAGCTGCTGCGCAATGACGGAGACGCTGCAACGATCGGGACAAGTACTCACAGCGACGACGCGACAACTCATATTCGCGGGAAGTTTGCGTAATGGCGATAGACACGGCAGCAAAACGCAAGAGCTGCATTGGCATTGCAGCGCCATGGAATCGGACGGGCGTGATCCCGGATGGCTCGAACCTTTCTGCGGCTCAGCGGCTGCACGCGGACTATCTCTACTCCGGTATCCCGTCGAGCGCACCTGGCGGCGTGACTCTCATGGCAATGGAGCGGTCGAAGTTTCGACGGGTGTTCGGTCGGATCTTTGGCAGGGTAAACTAGCATGTGGGCATTAAAACAAAGTACCGCTCTAACGGTTCAAGTCTTTGTCCACGACGCTAACGGCGATGGCATTACAGGCATTGCCGACGGTTCTTTTACAAAGCGAATCAGCAAAGGCGCGGGCGCCTGGGGCGCCATGACGGTCACGATCACGGAAGGGGAAGCGGGCTGGTATTTCCTTCCGTTGTCCACAACGCACACCGACACGCTTGGCATGCTCGCCGTGTCGCTTTCGGCTTCTGGCGCCAAGCGCGTGAACCTGCAATGGCCCGTGAGCGCGCGCGTTCTCGATGACCTCGCAACCGGAGCACAGGCCACGGCGATTCAGGCCGATACGGACGACATACAGACGAGGCTGCCGGCGGCGCTCGTGAGCGGGCGCATGGACTCGAGCACGGGCGCGATGGCAGCAAGCGTTGTGACGGCCACGGCAATTGCTGCCGACGCGATCACTGCGGCCAAGGTCGCTAGCGACGTGAGCGACGAGATCGCTGCCAAGATCCTGGTAACGCCAGCGCAAAAAGTCGCCACGGACGCGAGCGGTTTTGTGACCGCGAATCTCAACGGCGATCTCACGGCGACCATGAAGACGAGCGTCACGACCGCGGCGACCGCGGCAACACCAGTTGCTGCCAGCGTTACTGGCGCCGTGGGTAGCGTGACGGCAGCTGTGACCGTTGGCACGATCAACGCCAACGCGCTCAACGCGGCGGCGATTGCTGCTGGAGCCATCACGGCTGCCAAGTTCGCCGCTGGAGCCATCGACGCTGCCGCGTTCGCCCAGGCGGCCGCTGACAAGGTCTGGGCCACAGCAGTGCGCGCGCTCACGGACAAGGCCGGGTTCTCACTCAGCCAGTCTTTTCCAGCCAACTTTGCAGACCTGGCCATCGCGGTCACGACGGGGCGCGTCACGGTCGGCACCAACACGGACAAGACCGGTTATGGGCTCACGTCGGGAGAGGAAGACGCGATCGTTGACAAGGTGTGGGACGAGCTACTTTCGGGTCACGTGGTCGCCGGTAGCGCTGGCGCAACGCTCGCGGGCGCGGGTAGTGCGGGCGATCCATGGACGACATTGCTACCTGGTGCGTATGGCGCAGGTACAGCCGGCAAGATCGTGGGAGACAATATCAACGCCACGATCGCGAGTCGGGCGCCGGAGGCCGGCGGCAACGTCGCAGCGATCAAGGCGAAGACTGACAACTTGCCGAGTGCTGTACCAGGTGCCGCGGGTGGGCTGTTCATTGCCGGAACCAACGCGGCAACGTCAGTCAATATTACTGGGAATGTGACGGGAAATCTCTCGGGCTCGGTCGGTTCCGTTACCGGCGCTGTTGGCTCTGTCACGGGAAACGTTGGAGGTAGTGTCAATGGGTCTGTCGTTGGTTCTGTCGGCTCTGTTGCTGGCAATGTGTTTGGGAATGTTATTGGAACCATTGGTGGCCTGGCTGCTCAGGCGAAGACCGAAGTCAACGCGGAAGTCGCAGACGTCGTGAAGATCGACACGATTCCAGATCGTGCAGTTGCAGTGCCACCAGCAACACCAACGTTCGAGCAAGCGCTTTCTTATATCTATCTCGATGCGATCTCGAAAAAGGTGCTCAATTCGACCACGGGCAAGAAGCAACTCTTCAACAAGGCAGGTGTCAAGATCGCCGAGGGCAACGCGACTGATGCGGCTGGCGTTGCCACGGTGGAGGCGCTTGCGTGATCGACACCGCAACGAAACGCTACTCGCTCATCGGCGTGCTACCCGTCCCGGACGGGGCCATTACCGACGGCGAGAAATACGGCTTTCTCGGGGAGTATGCTGGCGACACGTGGCCATTGCCACCAAGCGGTATTTGGTTCGCAACGTTGTCTGTAACTGCTGACGTGCTTCCGTCGCCGCTCGCCCTTACGCTGGATTCGCAGCCGGGGGCCCTGACCGTGATCGCCGACAAGCTGATTTCAACTCTCGATGTCGTGGTGGATGGATGAGACGCCGCAATGAATAGATTGGTTACTTCTAGCGCGACTCCGATTGATACGCTTTCGCTTGTTGCGATTAGCTTCTATTCGCGGCCAGGAAATGCGCTGTGTTATTCCGAGCGAAACGGCATTCGACCATGGGCACACTACACACTCGACACGGAAGGCGGGTCGTTCACATCGCTAGCGCTGGATGGCTCCCGCTTGCCACATATTTCTTATCACGTTGGGACTGAGCTGTCCTCGCTGGCGGGCGAAGGCGATGGAAGCGAGCTGCGCTATTGTCGATTTACCGGCACATCTTGGGTCACGGAGACGGTCGATCGCTCGAGCAACTATGTTCCCGTGGCAAATGTCGGAGTCGAGGGCGGGATTGCATTGGGAGCAGATGGCATTCCATGCGTTGCTTATCGTTCTTATGATTACAACCACGGCGGGCTCAACGCGGTCATGTTCGCCGTCAAGAACGGTGTTGCCTGGGACCGAACGACCATTGCTGGCGCGGACGTCGGATCGTTCGGCGACTTCAACCAGGGTGCCGGCGCAATTCCGCTAGTGGACGCCTCTGGCTCTTATCGCGTGATCTATACCGCGGATGTCGACGGCCGCGCATTGATGACCTGGTTTCGTGGCCCAGAGGGTGACTCGACCAGGGTCATCGCGCGCGCGGATATTGACGGACTCTCGCAGGGCTTTCTGCACTGGCCAGCCGCGGTCATGGCCAATGGTGTGCCGCATGCCTCCTATGGCGACGTCATTCCCTTCGGTGCGCCGGCAACGCTCGACAACCTCAAGCATGCGCGGCGTTTGGATACCGGGGCGTGGCAGGCGGAGACCATCGACGGATCGGACAAGGTCGGCCAGTTTTCCTCGATCGCCGCTGATCCACATACGGGCCAGATTGCCATCTCTTATTTCGATCGGACGACAGAGACTGTCCGAGTCGCGCGGCAGTCTGGGCAAACATGGATTATCGATGATATCGACCAGGTGGACACCTCTTTTTGCCAGACGTCAATCGCGTGCGACGGAGCCGGCGGCATCCATGTCAGCTACTACTCGGCGCGTGCGCCAGGGCTGATGCATGCCTGGCGCAGAACGTTTGGCGGCTGGACGATTGAGACGGTGGCTATGGGCACGGACGTCGGCCTTTACAGCTCTATCGAGGCACTCTGATGGCTCAGCTTGTCATAGAAGTTCAGAAGCGCCGCGACAAGATCTACGAAATCACAGTGCGTGACAGTGTCGGCGTTGTTGTCAATCTGACCGGTGCGTCGGCGAAGCTGTCGATTCGACTCGAGGAGAACGAGCCGACCGTCATCAAGACCTATTCCACGACGCCAAGCGGTAGCGAAGGCACAATTAACATCACCGACCCTACTGGCGGCAAATTGCAAGTGCTGTTCGATGATACAGACTTTGCTGCCCAAGTGATCCCGAAAGGCAAGACTGGGGTTGAATGGCGCTGGGATCTTCTCGTCGTGACGAGTGCCGGCACGCGTCTTGACTCGCGCAATGCAAGTGACTACGTGCACCGCTTCTTGCTCAAAACTTCGATCACGGATTGATATTGACCATGGGCCTACTCGATTTCCTCTCACGGCGAACGGCGAAGCCGGCACAGAATGGCCATGCGCCGCCGCGCCATCGTATTTACGACGATGATGCCGACGAGCACGATTACATGAAGTCGGCGAGTGATGATTACGCCGCTGCATCGTTTGGCGAGAACCCCAGCGAGATCACGGCAGGCGCTGACGCCGAGCGCTATTTCAATTGGTATGTGAATTTCGTTTGGGTAGCGGTCGCAATGAACGCGCGCGCGAACAATGCTGCGAGTGTCCCGAAGCGCTGCGTCAAGGTCAAGGCAGATTATACAACGGAAGACCTCCCGCCAAGCAATCCGCTCTGCAAGCTAATGGCCCAGCCGAACAGGCACCAGGGGCCGCGCAAGTTCATGAAGCGGTTCATGTTACACCTGGACGCGGCGGGAATGGCGTTTGTCTTGATGGACGAGGGAAGAGCGCCGGAAGAAATGTATTTGCTCAAGCCGGAGCGAACGCGGATTGTGCCGGACCCGGTCAAGTTCATCAAGGGCTTTCGCTATGACGTTCGGCACAGCAGAACAGAGGTTAACAAGTTCTTTTACACATACCCCGATCAGGCCTGGTATCACAATTACGACGACCCGAGAAGCGAGTATCTCGGGCTGTCGCCGCTGACGACTCTGGCGCGCACGATTCAGATTGAAGACTATGTGCAGCGCTGGACGCTTGCGACGTTCAAGAATAACTGCCGCGTGGATCAAGTGTTTGAGACGGATAACCAGCTTGAGAGAACCGCCAAGCGCCGTTTTCTTTCTGAGTTCTTTGCGGCCTTTCGCGGTGTCGATAATCAGGGCAAAACGTTCATTGCCGAGAACGGGCTCAAGCTCAAGCAGCTGGGTCTGAACCCAAAAGACACCGAGTTCCTCTCATTGCGCAAGGTGAACTGGCGAGAAATCCTGGCGGTCTATGGGGTAACCCCTGCGATTGCTGGCGTCACCGAAGATATTAACTACGCAACGGCCAACGAGCAGCGTCGCGGATTCTGGGAAAACACCATGATTCCGACGCTGAGCGATATTGACGAGACGTTCACGGCGCGAGTTGCACGGCGGTTTGGTGATGACTACGCAATCGTCCATGATTACTCGCTGATTGAAGCGCTTCGGGAGAATTCCAACGAGCGCGTTACTAGACTTAGTGTCATGCGCGCGAGCGGTGCAATCAGCGCAGATGAGTTCCGAGAAGAAATGAATTACGAGGCCATTGGCTCACCGGTGATGGTGGCCGTGATGAAGCCTGGCGTTTTGATGGACCCGATCAGTGGCGAGGCCGTGGGTCCGGAGCCGGAGCCGGTAGCTGGTCCAGGCGGGATGCCCGGAGATGATGACAAGGATGAGAAGAGTGCGGCCACCGGCAAGGCCTACGGCTCGCGGGAGTATCGCGAGCTGGCCTGGAAGGCGTTCGACCGCAACGCGCGCAAGCTGATCAAGAGTTTTTCGCGCGAGATGGCCGAGTTCTTCGATGGACAGAAAGCGCGCGTTGTCGCGAAGCTTCGGCAGTTCACGCAGAAGAAAGACGCCATCGATACCGGCTTTGACCCATTCAATGCCGATGAGGAAGCTCGCCGATTCCTCGAGAAGATGCGCGCGGCTTATCTCGATGCCTTGCGTGATGCCGGTGAGAACCGGGTTGATGACTTGGCGGTTGTGCGTCTATCGCAGTTCGACGCGGCGACTGACCGGGTCTTGCACTACATCCAGAACCAAGCCGCCAAGCGCATCGTCGGAATCAATGTCGAGACGGAAGCGCTGGTGCGCGTCGAGATGGAAGCGGGATTCAAGGCGGGTGAATCGATTGACCAGCTGGCCGCGCGGCTCGAGTCAATGTTTGATGCCTTCTCGCGTCCGCTCTCTGAGAACGCGCCAAGGTTCACGCGTGCGGATACGATCGCGCGCACCGAGGTTATGTCGTCGCTCAACTTCGGAAACCACGAGGCCGAGCACCAGGCGGTTGAGGCTGGCGCCAAGCTGGTCAAGCAGTGGATTGCAAACCCACGACCGAGCGCGCGCGATAATCACGTCGAGATGGGCGAAGAGACCGCAGCTGAACCGATTCCGTGGGAAGAGCTGTTTAGCAATGGAATGCAGTTTCCGCACGATCCGAATGGTGATGCAAGTGAGACGATCAACTGCACTTGTACGCATATTTCCTACCCGGCAGGGCTTGGCGGCATATGACGGATATGCGAGAGATATGGTTTGAGCTGTTTCGACTTGGAATTAATCCGGGCGACATTGGTGATCTCACACTTGAGCAGGCTGAGTTGCTAGTTGATCAAGCCAAGAAGAACAAAGCCAGGAAACATACAGCGATGAGCGATTCTAATATTGATGTAATTGATTACGGACCCGGCGCATCAACTGGAAACCGAGCAACCGCGCAGCCAATCACGATCTCTAAGGCCTGCGGATACTTCCTGGTGCGCCGCCATAACGTGCCGATCATCCTGGGCGACGACTGGCCGGATACTGCCATGGCGACTAGCGAACGTGGCAAGGCTGCTCTGCTGATCGAGCGGAACGACGGCAAGCTTGATGCACGCGTGCTGCACGGCGTGAGCGACTGGGAAGCGGTCGACGCGGCCGAGCGGCTTGCACGCGAGAAAGACACGGCCGCCGTGTCGGTGGCGCGCCTAGCTGGCTCGATCGGCAAGGGGACACCGGCATCGATCTGGCAACAGGTCAAGCGGTTCTCGAGCAAACCGCCAAAGATCGAGCTGAAGAGCATTTACAAGGAAGGCTTCAAGGAAGTCCACTTCCAGATCAAGAAGAGAACGACGGCCGGTGACGATCTGCGTATCGAAGGGTGGGCGTCCACCAAGAACATTGACCGTGACGGCGAGATCGTCGAGCCGCGCTCTGTGGAGAAAACGCTTGCGGCATCCATGTCATCCATGGTGCTGCACTTCAACCACCAGCCCGACTATGTGGTTGGCAAGGTAGAGAGTATCGAGCTGCGCGATGAGGGCATGTGGCTCAACGCGCTAGTGAGCAAGGCAACCAATCCGCCGCAGGTTCGGACGTGGATCGAAGAAGACACGGTGCGCGCGCTGTCGATCCGGTTCATTGTGATGGAAGATCGATTTGACGATGACGGCGTGAGGCACATCACCAAGGCTGAGCTGCTTGAGGTATCGGTGGTCACGATGCCGAGCAATCGAGAGAGCACGTTCTCGATCAGTAAGGGGGTCACCGATGGGACCGACCTTTCTTGTTCGCGTTGCCACGATGCGCATTGTGACGGGACCGATCAGGTGCTGTTTAAGCGGTGGCCGCTTGAGCCGCCAGGATGGCCGAAATACGAGGGCGCCAGAACAGCCTGGACCGCGGACATCGCTGCGGATGTTCTCAAGGCCGGCGGGTGGGATCTCTACCGTGACGCGCATGCGCTCTATCGGCCTGTTAAGGCGGACGACCAGGATGGCTACCGCAAGGCTGGCAGCTACCTCCTGCCGCATCACGTGATCGATGATGATGGGCTGCTCTTTACTTCACGTGAGGCGGTATGGGATGCCATGGGACAGGTGCTCAGTAAGTCGACCGAGCTTGCCGAGAAGGATCGTCGCGCGGCTTACGATCATCTCTCGCGCCATCTTCAGGAGTTCAGCGAGACCGCTCCCGAATTTGCACTGCTCGACGAGAAGGCGCTCGCAACTGTGATTGCCAAGAAAGATTGCAGAAACCAACAAAGTCCAACCTCGCAACCGAGAGCTATTTCTGTAACAAAAGGTGTCACGATGCCAGAGGAAACAGTTTCAGGGACGGTAACGTCTGGAACGACGACAAGTGTGGGCGACTTTCAGGTGACGACTACGGTAGCGCCTGCGATGACGCCAACCGTGGTGACGCTTCAGGCACAGACGCCAGCTGTTGTGGTTCAGCCGCTAGCGCCTGCGCAGCCAGCCAGCGAGCCTAGTGTACCCGCTGGCTATGTCGACGTCGACCCGACGGCATATGCGGCCCTACAGCGCTTTGCCGAGGGAATGACAGAGGCTGAGTATTTGGCCGAGGTGAGTAGCAATCCGGCGGTGCTGAACGAGACCGCGGAGTTGCTTGACCTGGCTCATGTTCAGGCGAAGAAGAAAACGTGAGACAAAGATGTTCGATGGCGGGAAGGGCTGCGGCTTCGCACGATGCGGCGCCGAAATTGGATGGAAGCCGCGGCCAATCCTTTTTGACTGCGTGACTGGTGATTAATTTTTGCGAGTTCGATTCTCGCACACGCGATATGCACGCGCCCACGCGCGAACGATGACTGTGAGGGATGGATGAATAACAAATGCCGTTGCTTGCCAAGGAAAACAACATCCTTGAGCTACAAGCGAAGCTCAAGGAACGTGCCCAGAAAGCGCTAGAGTCTGACCCCGAAGGACTAACAACCGAGATCGTCAAGAAGGGCAAGCCGGAAGCATTCCGGAAGATTGCTCGCCACGAGTTCTCTACCGCCGACGCGGCTGGTTGGGACGATGAGGATGAGCCGGAGATTCTCGGCGCTCCGTCATCTGCCAAGGCTGCAATCCACGAGATCACGGTTAAGCAATCGCCGAATGGCAATGAGGTTCTGAAGCGGTTTCAAGACCTCAACGACTCCCTGATCATCGTCGCTGCGTTGTTCGGCAACATCGGCAAACGCGCACCGGTGCGAGCTGATTTCGAGGGGCTCAAGGGCTTCGGCGAATACCAGCGGCTTGGCCGGCACTTGATGTCAACACAGTTCAAGGGCCTGTCTACTGGCGGTTCGGCAACCGGCCTCGAGTTTATCCCGACTAACTTTTCTGCGCAGCTAATCGACAAGTGGCGGCTTGCTCTTCGCGTGCCGAGTTTGTTCGATCGGATCAGCATGCCGACCAAGGTTTACAAGCTGCCGCTTGAGGGTATCGATCCGATTACCTTCTTTGTCGCGGAAAATACGTCTGACAACCTCGTCGACAACACGACACATATTCCGCCGAGCACTCCTGGTACGGCGAATATCACGTTCACCGCCAAAAAGCTTGCGCTGCGTACTGTCTGGTCGGAGGAATCCGATCAAGACTCGATCATCAATATGGGTGATTACGCGCGGAACAAGATCGGCCAGGCACTTGCCAATGGCGATGAAGACGTCGACATCAACGGCGATACCGCTGGCACGATGGACTCTGACTCTGGCACTGCTGGACACCGCCGGCTTGCATGGAGCGGATTGCGGAAGCTGACCAATGCTGGCGCCAAGGTTGATTTTGGCAACGTTGATACGGCCTGGCTTACCAACCTGCGCGCAATGCGCATGAAGCTTGGGAAGTATGGTGTTCAGCCGAGCCAGCTTGCCTTGATTGTAAGCGTCAAGGGCTATTTGAAGATGCTCGCGAACATTCCTGAAATCCAGACGCTCGACAAGTATGGCGGGCAAGCCGTTATCTTGACCGGCGAGCTTGGGCGAATTGACGGCATTCCGATTATCCCGAGCGAGTTTGTGCGCGAAGACCTGAATGCTTCTGGTGTGTTTGACAACGTCACGACTGATCGAACCATTGTGATTCTTGTTAATCGCAATCAGTTTATGCACGGCGACAGATCATTGATGACCTTGCGCTCTTACGAGGCGCCGCTAAGCGACCAGCTGTACGCGATTGCTAAGCACCGTCTTGATTTCCAGACCGTTGAGGGTTCGGCATCGGTCAACGTCGTTTCCGTCGGCTTCAATGTGAAGACCACCTAATCTCTTGGGGCAGGGTTGGGCTCGACTCGGCATTCTTAGTTTTTCCTCCTTCTTTTCTTTTGTCGGGTCGGGCCCTGCTCGTAACGCCAATGGCTTACGCCGTTAGATCAAAGTTTGATTCGCGGTGCGTGTGCTCACAAAGGGTGTGCGCGCCGCATGAAGTGTTTGAGCTAGATAGCCAAGAACGGCGCCATTGGTGGTTGAATTACTGCCCATTTCTCGAGCGGGTGGACGCGGAAATCAAGGCGCTTGGCATCAAGCCAGAGCAGGACCACAAGAAGCAATTGAAGATTGAGACGAAAGCAATGGGGGCGAATACATGACGCTAAAAAGCGTGGCCACGATTTGCGATGACGGATCGCCAGATATCAAAATGATTGTGCGGCAGATACAAGCGCTCACAAAGACCATGGTGGTCCCTGGTGCAATTACGGCCGGGCAGAATATCGCAGTGGCAGGAATCAAAACTAGTGCGACTGTGGTTTCGGCAATTGTTCTTGTGGCTAACACCGTCGCAGCCGGTGCGCTGTTTAAGCAGGACGTGCTTGCACAGCTGACGGTTCCGACTGCTGGCAACATTCAATTGTCAGCCTACAGCACGTTGGCTAGCGAAACGCTTGAGCTGATCTATTTCAACCACGACTGATCACTAGTCTATGGCACTTGATGCAGACGCGCTTGTTACACTTGCCGACGCAAAGCTTCAACTCAAGATAGTTGACGGCGATAACTCGAATGATGCTTTTATCGAAAGCATGATCAACTTTGGGAGTGACTTTGCAGAAGACAAGATCGGGCGCAAGTTCTCGGAACAGACGGTAACGGACAAGTATTTCGACGGCCGCGGAACCGAAAGTCTGCTGCTCGACCCATGGCCGGTGATAACGTTCACGTCGTTAAACGTGGATGAGAGCAGGCGATTTCAGGCGGCGACTCTGTTGACCGAGTGGAACCCAACGACCGGGGTTGGGCACTTCACGCTAGACAAGGAAACCGGCGAAATCAGCTTGATTGATTCGAGCTTTCCGTATGGGCGCGATGTGATCAAGGCGAGTTATCTCGCCGGATATACGGCGGCCACGGTTCCAGGGCCGGTCAAGATGGGCGTCTTGCTCTTGATCGATAAGTGGTTTGACGAGAGCAAGCAATCGGCAGACGGCCGCTGGGTGCTAGCAGAAACGATCGGCAGCTATTCCGTGCGTTATGGGACGGCGTTTGACAGCGCAAGCAGTGGCGGCAGCACAAGCGATCCAATGCTCAGTCGGTTGATCGAGCTTTGGAAGCCCTACATGGTGCCGAGCATCCTTGCCGGCGATCGGCCGACCTATGTTCGAACCGTTTAACCGATGACAGCGCTTGACGAGATTCAGAAATGGCTGGTTCACAAGGCGACCGTGATCAGAGTTGATATGGCCATTGCAGCAAACAAGCGCCAGGTGGATCAAGAGACGGTCCTTGCGTCAGGGGTTGAGTGTTATTTCGACCGTAGCGTCGGCTCGCTTGAACAGACGATGCTGGGGCAACAACGAGTTATCCAGCGCCGAATCTTCTTTCGTGACGAGCCGGAGATCAAAGCGACTTATCGGATTCGGGATGAGGGCGTCGGAATAGGCGCCGTTGCCGGCGAGACGTACACCGTGCTCGACGCCTTCAAGTATCGCAGTGGCCACCAGGAAGTGGTCGGGGCGCGCAACGCATGAGCGTGACAAGCAACATTGACCAAGTGCAACAACAGCTTGCGACGATCCGCGTGGCTGTGCGCGAGGCGATTGTTCGCAGCCTGCATGAGTCAGGGTTGATCGTGCGCGCGCGAGCGGTGGTCAAGGCTCCTGTCTCGGCAGGTCAGCTGCGAGCCTCGATTACGCATGAGGTGGACGCCGCAGCGCTGACCGTGACGGTGGGATCGACCGCCATGCATGCGGTCTATCAGGAGACCGGCACGCGGCCTGGCTATGGGCCCAATGCGGGCAGCGGCCGTGGCATGCCGCCCGAGGGATCCCTCTTGCGCTGGGTAATGAGGACGTTCGGCGTTGGGCAGAAGGAAGGCGAGGGAATCGAGTTCCTGGTGAGGCGCAAGATCCAACGTGAGGGCACCAAGCCGCAGCCGTTCCTGGGCCCTGCGTGGGAGGAGTCGCGTGGTGACATCGCGGCAGCGTTCGAGCGAAACCTGGCGAGCGTAACGAAATGACATGGCCAACACGATCAGAACGAAAGAAATCGGGCTGCACATTATCAGCCTGCTCGACGCTGCGGGGCTCTCCCTGGTTACGGCGCAACTGGGAATGCTCGAGGATTATCTCGGTGTTGAGGACATCACTGCGATTCTTCCGGCTGTTCTGGTTGCGCCGATTATCACTGACTCTGAGTTCCGAACGATTGCCGAGTTTCGCGTTATCGACACGTTCCGGATTATCTATGCGCAGGAGTTTGCAACCGGACAAGAGCGTGTCCCCATCATGCTCGACAAGGCGCGGATTATCGTTGACGCGATTTCGGCAACCAAGAACTTCCCCGGGCTGTTGCCGCCGGTTCTTCCTCAAGTCGAGGTTCAGTTTGTTTCGCGCATCGAATGGGAGCCTGAAGAGAACAGGTTTGCTGGCATCGCCGGAACACAAATCAAAGCAATTGCAATCACTGAAACCGTGAGAATGGTCACGTGAACCTATGGCAATCACAAAAGACACAGTGCACAAGCTGACTGCAAAGACCGCCGCGGCTGGCGCCGGCATCCTTACGATTCCAGCCTTCATTGTAGATACACCAACGTCTTCGGATTCCACGCTTACCGTTGGGGTATCGATCGGGAGCATTGCGGCCGTTAGCTCGATCATGCGCGATGGTCAGTCGCTTACACTTGTCGGTGCGCAGACCAATACTGGCAACTGCCGGGCTGAGTTGTGGCGATTGGTCGGACCCAATGAGGGTACGGCCGACATTGTGATTACGTTCTCGATTTCTACTCGCGCGGTTGCTACCGCTCTCACATTGGTAGATGTCTACGGCCCGACACCATTCGATACGTACCTCGGTGCTACCGGCCTATCGCAGGACGCTACGCTTACCTATACCAATGGCTCATCGGGAGATCTGGCTGTTGTTGTTGTTGCTAAGCTCGACTCGACCGAGCCCGATCTAACGCCCGGCACAGCCACTGTTCAAGAAGGCGAAGACGTTACCGCCGACGGTACCGCAGCGCTCAATGTTGTGCATTTCATGGGAACTGAGCCAATTGCGGCGCCAAGCCAGGTTGTCAATGCGACTTGGGCCACGACTGATCGCGAGTGGGCTCTCGTCGTCGCAAGCGCCAATGCCATGGCTGCTATTAGCACGTCCTTTCAATGGAAGGGGCCTAACAATTGTCAGTTGCAAGGCTTCGCGACCGAGATGGAATTCGACGGCATATACACAATTCCGATGGCTGTCTTTCAGGGATTCTATGGCAATGGCGGGATTGAGCTGGACTCAGACGGCGTGATCAGCGGCAACGATGATATTCGACTGCTCAAGCAGTAATGTTCTGATGCAATAACTTGGAGTTGATGCGATGGCAGGTCTAGGTTTCGGTCATGACAGTTATATGGGGGTTTCCAAAGAAGCCTCCTACGGTGTCAGTGGCGGAACGCCAACACAGGCCAACACCTTTCACATTGCGCGCGGTGGTGATAGCTGGGATGCCATGTTTGACAAGATCGAGGCCTCGGCGGTCGGATTACTTGGGCCTGCATATGAACACCTTGGCGATGGCAAGATTGATCCAAAGGGCAGCTTCCAGGTGGAAATGCCCTATCAGGGGCTCGAGTATCCGATCTGGGCCGCAATGGGTTTTCCCATCGTCACTACCAGCGGCGGGCCAGCCTTTACCCATACGCTCACGATCAACGATCAGGGGTATCAAAGCGGCATTGCAGAAGGCCTGAGTCTGTTTGTGCAGCGCGGCAAGGAAGCTAATTCGACTTTCGTTTACACCGGCACGCGCTTTACATCGATGGAGTTTAGCTGTCAAAAAGACGGCTTCCTGATGGTGAATCTGGATGGCTGTTCGCAAAACGTAGCACAGGCCAACGCGTTTGTGAGCACCGGCGCCACACTGCCCGATCCGAAAGGCATGTTTACTTTCGTTGACGGTGTTGTGCAATTCAACGATGGCGCCGTGAAGACAGTGCCGTGCCGCAATATGCGGCTGAAGCTGAACAACGCGCTCGAGACCGACCGATTCCTTGCTGGTTCGCGCATCCGCCAATCGCCGGAACGTGGCGGCAAGCTGGAATGCACCGCTAACTTCACATTTGATTTTGAAGACACTGACCTGTGGAACCTATTCAAAAACCAGACGCTCTTTCAGTTTTTTGCTAATTTCATTTCGCCGACCGTCATTCCGGGCAGCGGTTCATCTTACGCGATGTTCATTCGCGGTGGGCATTCGGGACAGAATCAGGCGCGCGTGCGACAGCTTCCTCTCCATGCTCAAGATGAAGGCATTATCACGGCCGAGCTTGAAATGAAGTTCTACCGCAATGCCGCCGAGACAAATAGAGAGCTGCAACTTGTGTTAGTGAATGGCCGCTCGTCGATTGTGTGATGATATTGCGATGACAATGGAGTCATGACATGCCAGGCTTTGGGCACAATAGTTATCTAGGTTTCGGCGAAGAAACAACGTGGGGCACCGCAGTCGCCGCCACTAACTATCTTTGGATTGACAAAGGCGGCGACAATGCCAACCAGACGCAGAACTGGATCGACACCAGTGCGGTCGGATTGCTTGGTACCGCCACCGAGTTGTCATTCGCCGGCACGCGCGACGCGAGCGGGGACTTCGGCTTTGAGATGCCATACCAGGGCGTCGAGCGCATTGTCAAGCACGCGCTCGGGCAGGCATGGTTTGAAAGCCCCTATCTATCACCTGACACAGCTGTTAAACGTTTCACGTTTGATGTGAACGACGACCTTACGGAAATGAGACATGGCGCAACCCTGTCAGGCAAGAAGGGCCTAACATTGCGCATGACTCGCGACTTCCTCATTCCCAATTCAACGTTTGTATACAACGGCTCGAAGATCGACTCTATTGAATGGAGCATGCAGCCAAATCAAAATCTGCGCTGCAAGATCGCATTTGTTGGCAAGGGGTTCGACAACCCAGCAGGCGGACAGGGAACGTTTGCAGCAATCAACTTCGGGTTCTTCAACTATTACCAGGGCGTGCTCACCTACACCAGCACGGCGGCTGGTACAGTCATTGTCCCGCTCGAGAGCTGGTCGCTGACCTTCAAGAATAATCTGGACCGTGACAGGTATTTATTCAGCGGCCAGGATCGCCGCGAGCCCGTGCGTAAGGCAAAGATCGAGTGTACACAGCGCTTTACTGCCGAGTTCAACAATATCGTTGTTCCGAATCAGAGCACGCTTGCCATGTTCGAGGATATGAAGAACGGCAAGCCGTGTCAGATGGATATGACGTTTCTGGGCCCGTTCATTAGCCCTAACAAGAAATTCAAGCTGTCGTTCCTTTCAGCAACGCAGGCGGGCCAATTGCAAGCGCGCGTGCGTCAATTCCCGGTCAAGGTCGCAGACGAAGGCCGAATCAAGGTTGATGTCGAAATCAAGCATTATCGAGACGCGGCGGAAACGCCGCCGGTCATTCCTGGCGATAGTCGGCGCGAACTGCGCGTTGTGATGGAAAACCTTGCAGCTGGTACGGACATTTAATGAGCAGTCGATAAAAGAAAATGAAAAGGATGGGTGGTTCTATGGCAGGTGGCAATTCCTCTCTCGCAACCGTAGTCGGGGCGCCAAAGGCATCGATCGACATTGATGGCAAGACCTACCATCTCATGCCGCTAACCATGCGAGATATGCACGAGTTTGCAGAGACCGCGGACGCGTTCAATGCTGCAAACGCGGACCGGCTTGAGTGGAAGAACGACGTCAAGAAGTGGGAAAACTATCGCGACGAGTACAACGAAAAGACGCTGCGCGGGGAAACCGTCGGCACGCCGCCAGGACCGCGACCACCGAAGCCTCCTTATCTCAGCTCGGCCAAGACGATCGAAGGAACGCTTATGCTCCTTTGGTCGGCAATTCGCAAGTCAGGGCTGACGCAAGAACAGATCGACCGAAAGAGCTGGGCAATTACCCTTGACGATCTCTTCGACAAGCTCGAGTGGCGCCGCATCGATGAGGTCAATGAGGTACTCGCGCTTTTTTTCGTACCGGTGAAGAAGACCGAAGCGACGCCATTAGAACCCGCAATGCAGATCTAGCGGAAAGGGGTCTGCTGCCGGTTGAGTTTATTCGCCCGCGCGCGTCTGAAACCAACTGGAAAGCGATCTTCTTCGAGCTGGTCAAGCTTGGAATCGAGCCGCACAAGGTAGCCGACATGCTGTGTATTCACGTGAACATGCTGATGAGCGAGCTTGCAGAGCGCCGCTCAACGCAGTCGCGGAACATCAGCATTGCGGCGGGGCGCAAGGGCCAGCTAACCAACGTCGTGGTATTGAATCCAGTGTGATGCATCTCTAGGCGTCCATGGCCGATCTCGTTCTCAGGCATGTCATCGAGGCAGATGACCGGCTAACCCCGGCGCTCGCGGCTATTGAAGAGCGGCTCGCCTCGTTTGCCGAGGCCATGGCCGCAGCCTTCTCACCCACGCAGGCAGGAATCGACACAGCGGCGCTTGCGCTTGAGGATGTGGCCGCTAGTTCGGGCAAGGCGGCTGAGGCGATTGGCGGGGAAGCTACGGCCGCTACCGAGGCCTTCTCGGCGTCCGTTGAGTCGGCGACCGGCAGTGCGGTTACCGGCATGGGGGAGGTTCAGGGGGCCGCTGGCGAAGTAGCCACGGCGACGGTGGCGGCAGGCCAGGAGGGCGCCGCCGGACTGGGAGCGCTCTCAGACGGTGTCGGCGGCGTGACCATCCATTTCAACACTGCTGCCGATGCCGCAGACTTCTTTCGCGAGAAGAGCAAGGCGGCTGCCGACGATGCCACTTTTTCGTTCACCGAGTTGAATCAGTCGCTTGAGTTGCTCGAGAAAGGATTTCACGCGATCACGGGCGCCATCTCGGGTCTTTTCCATGGCGCCACTGATCTGGTGCGCGCGTTTGGCGAAGACCAGGCCGCAACGATTCGGTTCAGCAACGCGCTCGAGCTTCAAGGGCCGATCACGCAAGAGCTGATCGGCGATTACCGCAACCTCGCCGCGATCATTGGCGAGCGCTTCGCCTTCTCTGGTGACGCGATCGAGCGCATGGGCGCGCGCGTCATCGCTTTTGGCCGGCTGACACGTGAGCAGACCGGTAGCGCGATCCAGGCCGTCGCGACGTTCGCCCGTGCAACCGAGACCGACCTTGATTCGGCAGGCGCCCAGTTTGGCCGTGTGTTCGCCAGGATCAACGATGCGGTCGAAGGGGAGCAAATCACGCTTGGCCGCACTGGCCTCGCGTTCCGGGCAACTGGCGACGCCGCGCGCGACTTCGCCACGTTTGTCGAGCTGGCTGGAGGCAGGTTCACCAAGACTGCGATCGAGATGGCGCAGGGTGCAACAGCGCAGTTCGACCGGATCGCCGACAAGTGGGAGGACTTGAAGGAAGACCTCGGCGGCAAGCTGTTTGATGCACCAGCAACACAGGCGTTATTCAAAGCGGTGCAGGATGCAATCGACGATCTCATCGGCGCCGTTCACAACCTGACAGCGACTGATATCAAGGAATGGGTCAATGGCTTTATTGGCGTAATGACGATTGCCGGGAGCACTGTTCTTGCTCTTGCGCGCGGAGTTGATTTCCTCTCGTCGAAGCTGATCGATGTTGCCAATTTGCCAACAACGTTCAAGCTCGACAATGTCATAACCGAGCTGAAAGCTGTCACTAATGAAGCGGTCGCGCTAGATGATCAGATCGCGCAGGTTAAGGCAACAATTGCTGATCTTAGTTCCGCTCCGGATCCATGGGGCGCACAGAAAGCGTCGATCACGGAACAAACAGTTGTGCTAAATGCGCTGATCGAGCAGGTTGACAGGCTCAAGGTTAGGAGCAGAGAGCTAGAGGCAGAAGCAACAGGTCTAGAAGATGCATTGTTGCCTGCTGTCAATGCACAGAGGTTTCTCGAGTCGATCGATGATGCGCTGATGAAGGCGCAGACGCAAATCACCAATTTCCGCGTGAGCATGGCTGATGATTTCCAAGGGCCGCCAGCGCCACGCGATTTGATTGGTGATATGCAAGGCCCGCCTATGTTCGATGTCGAAGCGAGCAGGGCGGCAGTTGACGGGTACGGCGCTGCGGGATCGGCCAGCGTAGACTATAGCCGCAAGGTCGAAGACGCACGCCAACGACAGCTCGCATTCAACGATGCGCTCGGGCAAATGAACCTGCGCGCTGCTGTGCCGTTCCGCAATGTCTCGGCAGACTTCATTAGCGACGTGCTCAAGGGAGAGAAAGGTTTCCGCGATGCATTCTCCGACCTTGGCAGGAACCTAAAGAATAGCTTCATCGACAGCTTTACCGAGGGGCTGACCGATCAGCTCTTCAAGGGCCTGGGCCTCGACACGATCGCAGGGCAGCTCTTCGGCGGCGGGATCAAGACGGAGCAGGGCGGGATTGCCGGCGGCACGCTGGGGGCCATTCCAAAGGCCTTCGGCAGCATCTTTCCAGGCGGCGACAGTGAGGACGTTGCCGCCCCGCTGAAGGATGCAGGAGCTGATCTGACTTCTGCGGCTGCTGACGTGGCCAAAGGCGGCAAGGATGTCACTGCTGCGGCTTCCAAAGGCGTCAGCACGGCCAGCACGACAATCAGCAGCTCGACCACCAACATCCTGATTTCTCTGCTGACGCCGATGACCGCGGGCCAAGTCACGATCGGGAGTAGCATCCTCACGCCAATCATCACGCTCGGAACGGTCATGGAGTCGGCCGCTGCGACCGTGTTCTCTGCCATCACGTTCATGGTTATCCCCGTGGTCGGCCAAGTCAGTGCCCCCACAGCAATTGCTGTGATCGTCGGGATTTGCGGCCTGATTCTGACAGCCGCCTATGGCGTTGCTGTCGCCGTTGCAGAAGAAGTGAATATCGCTGCTGTTGCTGTGACGATCCCGACGGCTTTCGTGATCAATCTCGAGGGCGTGCGTGTGATGGGCGTTGCCGGAGTTGTTCAGGGCATTCTCATCACTAGCCTGGACGAAGCAAAATTCAGCTCTGTTGTTGGTGGTGTATTTATCGCGCACATCAGCAACGCGGAGTTTACTGGGCAGGTTATTGGTGCGCCTGGTGGTGGTGGCGGCGGTGGCGGGCTGTTCGGCAAGATCGGCGGCAAGATCAGGGACAAGCTCGGATTCGCTGAAGGCGGCATTACAACATCACCGATTTTCTCGCTGAACGTTGCTGGCGAGCGCGGGCGCGAAGTCATCGCACCACTGAGTCAATTGCCTGGGTTGCTCTTCCCCATGTTCGCGCGACTCTTCGAGCAGGCAATAACGCTCAACGTGACCATGCCAGCTGTGCGCGGTATTCCAGCAATGCATGGTCCAGGCGTCACCACGCCGCGCATGACAACTCCTGGCGAGTCGCTTTCACGCAATGCGTTTGACGAGGCCACCATGCGCCGCCCTGGCGGCGGGATAGGAGCGACCATTAATAAAATCGAGATCAATTTGCAGGTTGATTCAAGTGTGTTCGACGACGAGGCGCAGGCGCGCAAGCTTGGCGAGCGGGTGACGACCTTGCTTGGCGAGAGAATCAGCAGGTCGCTCAAAGCCCGTGGCATTCCTGTTGATCAGCCAAGCGGCGTCGTGGTCGACAGCTCGAGCCTGCTTTTTCATCGCAAGCGACGCAAGGACAACGTGTAACCAGTGCCGCTCGTTGACCCACAGATTGGCGCCTTTATCTTCTCGAGCGCAAGTGTCGTTCTCGAAGACTGGGCAATCGGTGCGCCGCGCGAGCTGGACATCATGGGTTCCGCACAAGAAGAGCAGGGGGCATCAAGCCAGGGCAAGCTGGCTGGCCGCACGGTTACGCTCATGGTGGACATCACCGGCACTACGCCATCAAATCTGCAAGACAATGTCTCGGCGTTTATTGCTGCGACGTCGAGTGATCTCCCGCAAGACCTACATCTCGAGCCGCAGTTTCCTGGGAGGTATCTGCTGGTCAAGCGGACGGGCGAGCTGGTTGTCAGGAATGTTCAGGGCGCTCCGGGCACGCGGGTTAAGGCGACGGTCGAGTTTTTCGCGGACGACCCCTACTGGCTCAATGGCGTATCGATTACTCAGCGCGCAACGCTGTCAACGATCTCCACCAACGTCACGATCAACCTATCTGGTGTCGGCGCCGCAAATGCCAAATGGATACCGCTGATCTGTGTATTACAAGTCGCGGGAACGACTTTTCAAGCCGGCAAGACAATCAAGATTACCAATACAACAACGCAGCCAAATGAGATTTTCAGATACAAGGCAAATGCCGATCTCACAGGAGGCAGTGCCAAGGTTGGATTAATTGACGGAGAGTCGAAAGAGGTGCTCTGGGACGGAGAATTGCAGAACAAGAATGTTGCCGGGATATTTCCGCGGTTGCGTGGCGGGATTAGCAACGTGATTCAAGTGGATCTTGACTCGACCGGCAGCAATGGGCTCAACTCGACCTTAGACTTTGTGTACGCTGAGCGGTGGTCGTAAGCAATGGCCGATTTCCTTCAAGAGTTTAAGTGGGCGACCGGTGCGAACGGTTGGGGGAATTTCACGCAAACCGACACGACCCGATTCAGCAATTCGGGTACTGCGCCCACGTACATGGCGCAGTATGGCACGTTCCGCGGTGACTCGGCCGGCAACACGTCAGGGGTGGAGCAGTCCGCGCGCATCGGCGCGTTCTCAGGCGGCACGCTTGCAGCTGCAAGCTTTGCGTTTCGCCTAAGGCGAATGCAGCTGAGCGGCAGCAATGGCTTTGCCGGTACGCTCAACACACATAGGGATTTTCTTTGCTGGGCGAAGTGCCTGACGTCAGGCAGTAGCAACGTATCAGACGGCGGCTCACCAGCTGGCGCACCATTCAAGATTGCTGTTTATAAGACATCGCAAACAGGCGCTGCAAATACAGGCGCGGTGTTCCTCGAGTTCGCGGCCAGTGGGCAGAGCGCTGGGCGGGATCCATTGAACGGGCTTGGCTTCGATGGCTATGTGGGCCATTGGCTTGGCATGGAGTTTACGCTTGAGCTGCGCCGCTGGCTGAACAATGCGCAGAATGCTTTTGCGTGCACCGCGCGTATCTTCAACCTCGAGAGCCGCCGGCCGCGTCCCATCATTACAATGGCGATCAAGTCGGAGCTTGGCGACCCGACCCTCTTTACAACTGCCTTTCATACGAACGACATCGTTCTCGGCGGGAATAAGCTACGCACGACATCAGGCGTCGATGACGAGATCGACGTCGACTATGACGAGTTCCGCGGCGCCAAGGCGCAAGTAGGCTTTCCGCGATTGCTGTACGGCGGCGAGTTCCGTGTGCAGACGTTCCTCGACAAATACGACCCTGTTGGCAACGTCCAAGACTTTTCGCACCGATACGTCCTCAACACGGATCGCGTCCAAGACCTGACGTGTAATTACCGCGAGCACTTCCTCGAGACGGACGCAAGTGTCACGATTTCAGACCCTGGCATCTATCGACTCGACCTCGGCCAGACAATTGCTGGCGGCGGGCAGACAGCTAGCTTGTTTGCCACGAATATGAGCTGGGCAACAGCGCCGCTCTATTTCAAATACGCCAAGAACGGTAACTGCTGGCTCAAGTTCACGACGGGTGCCCTGGCTGGCCAGGAGCGCCGCGTCACAAGCTGGAATAACAGCATCTTCTATATCAGTGTTGAGCCGGCTTTCAGTGCTACGCCAGCGGTGGGCGACAAGTTCCAGATTCAGCATCGCTCGACCATCGTCGAGGATTTGCTGAGCGCGCCGCGTGCTGACACGCAGTATCGCCTGCAAGTCATTGGCACAGATCACGGGTTCCGCGCGCCCATTGTTGATCTCGTGACAGGCTGGGATGAGCTTGGCCCCGTGTGGTGGAGCGGGTTTCTTGACACGATCGAGGCAACAGAGAACCCCAGCAGCAAAGGTGTCAGGCTGCGCGCGTATGGCGTGAGCGATTTTCTCAAGAAGTCGAGAAGCATTTACAAGGTCAGCAGGAAGGGCGAAAGCCTCGACACCTTCCAGACGATGAAACAACAGTTCGAGGATTACGATCCTTGTATCGACCTTACTCTCGAGGCGATCGACAATGCCGGCGCTGGTGTGCGGCTGCCTTTCGAATGCTTCGGCGAAGATGCGTCAGAGGTGCAAGGCAGCGTTGCACGCATGATTGGGAATTTCGTTTTTGGCGTTGAGACCAACGCCTTCCCGCCGGTTGTGCTAGGAGATTTTGGCTTCGGTGCAGACTATCGTTTTCGCGTGTTTGAAAATCGCGATGACAAAGACGACGCCGCAAAGGTCAGCTTCAACGTTAGAACCGTCTCAACTCTTTCGCCGCGCGCTAGGCAAATCAGCTTCATCAAGGCGGACGAAGGATATGCGAACAAGTGGAAATTTGAAGGCGCCAGCTTTGTCAACGAAATCATAACCATTCTTACGCACCGAGCGCGGCGTGACGATGCACTCGGCAAGCCGGCCGGGTTTACGTCAATTCCGTTCCTGCAAAATGTGCAAATGGAATTTGGCACGCAGGGGTCCCCTGTCACTGGAAGCGAAATCTACCCAGCGACATTCGTAGGATGGCAGGTCGAAATCATCGACCTTATCAATCGTGTTGGCTTTCGGAACGAGGACACTGGCGATTTTGTTTATGAGGGTGGCAGCAAGAGGCTCAAGGGGGACCTCTCTGGCCGGCGCGTGCGGACAATCTATGAGTGGATGACAGTTGCAAATCAAATGGACTTCAGAACCACAAGAAACTTCCCCGGTGCGATCAGTGGCTTTGAAGTCATGAATAATTTGACCGAGGCGCATATCCTGAGACTCACGCCAAACGGTCGACCGATTGAGCGAATTCTTGGCAACTCCAAGAGCATGGCGCTGCTTGGTGCAAGGCTCAAAATCATTCAATCTGCCGACGTGATTGGCTGGCTGCAAGCTGGCATCGCGGCGCAGATCGACAACTTTGCGTCAGTGCGCCAGCGGTATTCTGGTCGAGTTGTTGAGCATTCGATGCGTGAGCGGCCAGACGCCAACAACAACAGAGTTGCGATTGCGACGCCTGAAATCCAAATGATCCGTTGGGGGACCACAGCGAACGGTGGCGACGGGTTGAAGGTTGGAGCGCGCAACCCAGCTACGGGAACGAGCTTCGGGGTTCGGCAGAAGTTCAAGGTTGGGATGACGCGGCTTGGAAGTGTGAGAGGGCTAAGCCTGAAACTGAATCGCGGTGGGTGGCTGGCGGAATGGTCACTGGCCAGCATGGTGGTCAGCGCGCCAGATGTGATAGCGCGGTTTGCAGCGAGCGCGAAGACTCCAGGAAGGTAAGCTTATGGCAGCATATCCTGGCGCAATTGTCTCTTTCGCCAACGTCGTTGATGACGATGGGGCTGGTGCTGGGACCCTTCTTGAGGCGTCTCTCTGCACGACGACCAATGACGAGCTTGAGGCGATCGAGGCCGAGCTGGGAGTTGAGCCACACGGTACATGCGGCAGCGTTGCCGAACGCATGATGTTCGAGTTTCAGCTTGACGGACGATTTCGGAACATGCTTGAGAACTGGGAGGGCATGGCCGGCGCTCCATTCCCTGGCATGTGCCGCAAGATTCAGGGTGATCGATTCCAGTATGGCGGGTTCTCTGCTGCTCTCACGTTCCAAGAAGCTTTTGTGCAAACGCCGATTGTATTTATTGCGTCGGAATTGAACAACAACAAAGACGGCGATGCCGGGTGCGTGGTGATTAAGGACCCAGTGACGACGACTGGGTTTTCGTTTCAGGCGTTTACCAGAACGGGTGCAGCTACCGTGTTCCACAATAAATACAATTGGATTGCAATAACACGTGACCCGCCTGTGGCACCGCCGGTGTAACCTATGGCTGATTATCCAACTTCCATCTTTGTCAGAGACCCGATCGTTGAGGGATGGACCGACCTTGAGGCGTCGTTATTTAACGATTATCGCAGCGAGGTTGTACAGGCGGAGACGATCCTTGGTGCAGGCGCTGGCGGTTTAACCCCGAAAGGCGGTTTTGCCTCCCTTGCTGAGCGGCTAGACGGCATTCTTTCCGATGGTGGCAGGCGCCGACGCAAGCTCTCTGTGTATTACAAGAACGACGACGGCGCAACGGTTCCAGGAATAGCGGGTAATGTCAGGTCAGATATTCAGGTTGGGACGACTGGGCTTGTGAGCGGCCCAGGCCCGCACACGATTACCTATCCAGTCGTTTACATTAGCCTTCCGTCGCCAGTGCCGCCAGACTCGGTCATGTGTGGAATCTACATACCAAGCGGTGAGACGGTGCAGCCGCTTGTGTGCTGGTGGATCTTCGGGGATGGCACCTATCTATACAATCAGTTCCGCGTTTACGTGAAGCTGTGTACGGGCGCAGGCCTGGTCGATCCGCCGACCGGTGCGCCAAATCGTTTTAAGATTAATTGGGCCGCATTTGCAGGCATTCCGCCATGACGATTAGGTATCCGTTTGTTGTTGCAACGATGATCAACCCGCTTGACGGCGAGTGTCCGCGGGATCAGGATTTCAACCGGATATATACTGAGCTGAACGCCATCGAAGCAACACTAGGCGTGAATGTTCATGGCACGGCGACTACTCTTGCAAGCCGGCTCAATCAGACCATGCAGCCAAACCCTGCCGGCGGCGAAGGCTGGCCAAAGAATGGCGTCGTGTGCGAAGACGATCCAGCCGGCGGCAAGCGCGGCACGAGGCGCTGGTATGTTCAAAATATCGAAGATACCGTCGTATGGGGCACTGGCTCAGAAGCAGGCGAGAAATCAATTGGCTTTCCCTACAACATTTTTGATGCGCCGCCAATTGTGTGCTTCTCGATTGGGATTCAAACAAGCGCGCAGGCACTGCCACTTGCGACGAGCATGTTGCAGACAGTGAGCAAGCACCTCGTCAGGTTCAAGGCAACCAACAATACAGGTGCTCCAACATCGCAGGTGTGCAAGATTACTTACCTGGCGCTGGGACAGCTCGAGGTATTCGATGAGGCGACAGGGCCGTTCATGTGGCGCGAGGAGAGGCTAGGATGAGCGAAGATAATGGCAATGACGAGATGGTTAATCGAGTGAATGGCCACGAGCAAGTGCACAAGCGCGCGACTCATATTCGCATGACGTATGACCTCAGGTGGGCAGATCGACTCGTCTCGTTCAAGGCGCAAATTACGACCGATGATCACGACGTGATCTATGTCGGTGCCGAGCGCGCCGTGCGCGGAACAATGATTACAGATCATGGCTTCTGCCAGGCACTTTGGGACAAGGTGCTTGAGCCAGTCCGTGAGCACGTGTTGGCCAGCATGCATAATCAGCCGATTATGTTCTTTTTGCCGAAGCAATTGAACGATGGACCCAGGTTTGTTGACGCGAGGGGGGAAGCTGCGTCCGAGCCGGAGTGTGAGCCGGCACAGGAGCCAGTAACCATGGAGAGCGAGAGCAACACATGATGACCATGCTGCAAGCTGTTGTACAAAATCCTGCTGCACAGAACAGCGCCAACAATGCCATGCAATGGCTCAGCATCCTGATTCCGACGTTCACGGCCCTTGCCGCCGCTGTAATCGGCGTAATCAATGCACTGAAAACGAACACCATCGCGACGAAGACGGATGACGTAGTTGTCAAGACAGATAACATTGTCGTGCAGTCGACTGAGCTTGCCAAACAATCTGCCGTCATTGCCGAGAAGACCGTGCAAATGGAGCAGCAAGGAAACTCCCGCTGGGCGGCGCAGGCCAAGAAGCTGGAGGATGCCATACGAGAAACCGCCGAGCTGAAGATGCTGGTTGCGCAATTGCTTCCAGGCGCGCGAGCGGAGGGCGTCAAGAAAGCTGACGAGTTTGCTGCGAGGCCGGCGGTACCGCCGCCTGTCGTTAATCATGGCCAGCCGGGGGAGTACGGGAGGCCGCCAGCAATTGAGCCTGAAAAGCCCAAGTGATTTTGTAGGGGATGATGCATTGCAGGCTGCTGTTGAGCGTAACGCGGTAGTGGACGCGAGTGCAATCGAGTTGATTAAGGGCATCGCGACGCAGCTGATCGCGATCAAGCAAGACCCGGCGAAGATCCAGGCATTCGCCGACGAATTGAATCAGAAAAGCGATGCCTTGGCGGCCGCGGTCATCGAGAACACGCCAGCAGCGGAGGCGTAATGGCGTGAGCCGTGACGAGAGGAAAGAGGCCGGCGGGGTGAATGCCCCGCTGGCCTAGCTTTTTACGTAGTGGGCGGCTGTTTTTTTCCTCGGCCATTGCCGCCGGCAAGGCCGCCTTTTCTTGCGATTGCAGAGCGTTGCTCGGCTGTGAGCTTGCGCGCGCGCTTCCTGCCGCCCTTGCTCGGCCCGCCGACCTTGGCAGCGGCGTGGCCGCCGAGGGCACCGAGGGCGTGCGCGTGTGGGTTTTTCTTGGGTTTGGTCATGATCTA